GTCAAAGCGTAGTTAAAGTCAGGCAGGTAACTAGCACCGGAGGCCGGTAGCTGCTGATAGATGTCTAGATTTACAATAGCGGCAGAAGTTACCTTTGGACGATAACCTAACATGTAGGCTAGTGCATAGAGGTTATTAGTCTGCTTTGCATACTCTAGAAACGTTTCTTGAACTTGGTTATCCAGATAAAAAGAAAGTACATCTCCTACATAAGAGGCCATGTCGATGAACATGGTACCAGGAGAAGAGGTTGAAAAGTCATTATAAGAATTAGGGTAATACGCTTTTGCATACTCTATCAACGCTTCTTTGAAGCTATTAAAGTCCTTATTTAAGTACCGTATATCTTTGTTAGCCATTTAAATTTAATATTACATTATCTGACTCGCCTGTATTAGCTATAGTATACGAAAACTGAATTGTTAATAAATTCTTATCCGGTTCTGCTCCTATAACGAGATTTGTAATTACTACGTTTGGAAAGTACTGCTCTACTCCCGATCTGATCTGAGTATCTAGAACATCGAAAGTATCGGCTGTAATTTGCTCAAATAACTGCCTTCTAATATCTGCTCCAAAATTCACATTAAAAATTCTCTCTCTCTTATCTGTTAGTAGAAAATTAATTAGGTTATATTTAAGTTGTTCCTTTGTTGTATAAACTGTTTGAAATACCGCCGGAGTATTAAAAGGTAAAGCCACTCCAATACCTGTAGAGGCTCTTAAATCTAATACATTGATATTTCTTAAGTTATATGCCATTAGAGTATACCCATTTTATTCATTGCAGCAGAAAAATCAGGAACTGCATTAATCTCAATTGCTTCTAGATTAGAACTTTTTCTAGCGCTAGTAAACATCTGACCTACAGATTCTACGATTGGAGCTTCCCTGTCGATTGTTTGTCCGCCAAACACTCCAAACTCTTCCGGAGACATAGCTTGAGCAGTTTCAGCAAGCAAGCTACTAAGTGGATTGTTTGGTCCTAAAGTAGGTGCTATAGGCCTAGGGGTTTCCCTGTTTAGAGTACCGGGAATAGATTTAGCTTTAGGAGTCTCAGTAATTGTATGCTGTCCCCTATTTGCTATAATAGCTTCTTTTAAAATTCCGGCAAGTTCCTCTTGGAATACTCCTCGAACTTCTTCGCGAATAATTTTTCTAAGTGCATCTAATTTTCCCATATGTTATAAATATATTTATTATCTGTTTCTACGACCTGTTCTTGGAGGTACTACTGCCTGTTGTTGAGGAGTTTCACCGCCTGTTCCTACAGAAGTCGCAGTATTTTCTGCAAAACTTATAGACGAAGCAGCTATCTCTCCCTCTGCTGCTACTTGAGATTTTAATTTATCTGATGCAGCATTCAAAGCTGCACGAGTTCTCTTTCTCAAGCTTCTTCCGCCCGGCAATTTATTAAGAAAAGCATTAAGTCCAGTACCTTTACTTTCATCTTCGTTATCAGGGCTATCTAGATTTTCAACGGTTTGTAAATTTAAATTATCTTGAAGTACGTCATTACTATCTAAATAGTCTAAAGATACACTAATAACAGCTAAATCAGACCCGTTTAGTATTGATAATGAAGGCTGTACAAGCCCTGCTGATATTAGTTTAATTTTAACTTCTTCAATAATTACGGCAGTATTTGTGGCAAAAGTAAGATCAGATTGAGTAACAATAAATCCGTTCTTATCCAAAGCTATACCCCTCCTTCTCTTATTCGTAACTGTCCTCTCTACAACCTCCTCGTCTACTACCTTAATTTCATACTGTCCGAAAAGAGCAGTGTTTGGATTAGTTTTAGAATCGTACTGGGTTATGTAAGCTGCAAGGTCGTTTCGAAGATTCTCTAAACTATCTGCTGCATCTCTCAACTCTGCTAGTACTTCTGAATCTTTCATAGCATCACAACCTTCTAGAGCAGCTAAAAGTTCTCGGAGTCTAATTAAAATTTCATTAGCATTTACAAGTAAATATCTAACAAAAATAAGTACAACGGAAAGTAGAGCATTTATCTCTTTCAGCAACCTAATAAGTCCACTCGTAGTATCTTCAGCGGCACCACGAGCTTTATCGAAAGCAGCCTGTATCCCCACTGTAGTAAATATATTTCCTAGAGGTAAGGCTAGAATGAAGGCTTGTACGAATTTAAAGACTTTGATAACTAATAAAGCTACTTTAATTATAAACTGAGCTTGTTTGATTATACCCTGTAGTCTTGTAGCTATCCTAATAAAAGATTGAACGGCTCCTACAATTTGTCTTAGAGTTGGAATAATCTTAGTAGGGTTTACATACTTACTTAGCTCTTGAATTTGAGCTCTTATATCAATATTAAGGAAGTTACCTACAATTGCTGCTGCAGACTTTATGTTTAAAGCTTCGACAGCTACACAAATAGATCTAAGCTGTGAGATTTTATTCTGCAGTTTTAATAAATCTGCATTAGTAATAGTTCTGTAATCTGTATACTTTCCTGTAAAGCCTAGAAAATCGTCGATAAAGTTAACATTTCCTGCCAGACCTGGTACCAGATTTAGTATCTGTTTTTCTTCTGGAGTAAATAAACCTGCAGTAGCTGTTTGAGTTTCTCTTTGAAAGATATCTTGAATAGCTAAAATTAGATTATAAGTATTCAACCTTGCAGCGGAAGTACCTGAGATGTCTGTAGAGTTCAGAGGAGTTCCAAATGTATTAACTGCTTCTTGATTTGTTATAGCTTTTAAGTCTGTCCCTAAGTAAGAAGAGACTAATGTATTAGGGAATGCAGTATACTTATCAATCAACACCCTTACGGTAAAGCACTGATCTTGTAAAAAATAGAAAGCTTCTTGCTCCGGTCCCCATGTCTCGCGTGAAGGTCTAGGAAGTTTTTTTAAGTTTACAGTATCGAGAGTGTATGTAATAATGTTACAAAGATCTACAGAGTTGAGGGCATCGAGAGCATTATAAAGTCCTGAATTGAGTAAAGAACCTTGCTTTACGGTTGAGGGCTGTGTTGGCTGGGCTGTATATTGTAGACTACCGCTAACAGGGTCGTACTTAGCAGAAAAAGCAGGCTGTGTATTAGCATTCCCCCACAAGATTTTATTTACACCAATCTGCAGGTCTGCAACTCCTTTAGCTGCTCCAGTAATTAGTTTTTCTAATGATATTCCAATGCTTGCCATTAGTTAGTAAAAGTTGATTTTGACAAACAAGTGGTTTTTAATTGCGACTTTATTCTTGTAGCTTGAGAACTCAACACCTTACTCTCTTTTACGATACCGGGTATTGAAGTTTCGAGTTCTTTTTCCGACATCTTAGCTAGAGCATCACTCAGGGCTTTTATTGCATCTAACAAATCCCCTAACTGCTTTACTGTTTTAGCTCCTAGTAGAATAGGGTCTCCGTTTTTTTCAGCTTGATAACCTAATTCAATCTTAGGTGAAACTAGTATCGTTCTTTCGTTAGCATCTACAGTGAATGTAGCAGGTGACGAGATTGATACTCCCTTCTTACCGAATAAGAATACGAAGTCGTCATAGGAGTGGTGTACTACTCTCCCTGAAGAGATAATAACTTGATTACCTGTGTATGGGAATTGTGGTACGTACATTAGGAACTAATTCTTTTATCTTGATCTAGAGGAGATAGACTGTCATAACTTGCTAGCTGCTGTTGTACAGGTATAGCAGTTGTAACTATTCTCTCCAGAGATACTTGTAGACTTGTTAAAGTAAAATTGTTTTGTATATCATCTATAACTACTCTTTGCCCAGAAGTTAAATAGATAGAAGAAGGATCCCTGTTGATATCTTCCACAGTAGGAACCCATGCAGTAGGGTCTACTTGCTTTCCTTGACCGTTTCTAATAATAGTAATTGGATCTCCAATCGATCCTGTGGATGACCAATTATTCTCTTTTCTGTTTGCTGTAGTAGACCCAAACCTAATTGAATTACCCCATCTTCCTTCTACAGTAACATCTCCTACGAAAGGTCTTAATGCTTTTATAGTTGACGATTCATTAAATTCTGGATTTAAAGGGTAGTTACCGGATTGAGTTACAGAGAGGTTAGCTGGTTGATTTAACTCTAAAGACTGACCGTAAGTCCTTTCATTGGAGTTGGCGTACTCGTCTAGATCCCCTAAATCAGGAAAAGCATTGTGATGGCTAGCATTCCATAAATTAAACGGAGCTAAATAGTAGTACTGTTGTTGCCCTCTATTTTCGTTTAACTTTGGACTAGGACCAGGAATAAGTAGTACTAATTCTCCTTCCAGAGGTAAGTGTTTTACTGCGGAGTTAGCCGGTTTGGCTACTGGATTTCCTCCGCTCTGTAAAGTTCTATCTTGAACACCTTGTATCAACTGATACGTAATGTTACCTATGTCGGTAGGATTTGTATAATACGGGTCTTTTGTAGTTGATGCAGCATAGTTAGGACCGACCACAACATGAGTTACTCGTCCTAGTAAGTAAGGTGCTTTTGGACGAGGAGCGTTTTGAGTAGTTTGAGCTACACTTTGAACAAAGGTAGTATTTAGGCTAGTTGCCATTCGTTATCGCTTTAATCTCGTCTTCTTTTAGTGGTACAGTTGTTTTTTGAATATCGCTAAATAGGATTTCTAGATCTTTTTCGTTAAAGAGTCCATCAGCGGCTTCAGTACTTTGATTTGCTTTTTGTAATATTTGAGCTAACTTAACTAAAGCTTCGTCATTTTTTATATCAGAATCTAAGTAACCTTTAATTAAAGGCACTACCATAACAGCGTCGCCAGGTTCACTAACCATATCAACTAACTGGTCTGTTAGTAACTTAATTTGGCTTTGCTTTGCTTTATGATTCTTAACAATATCTTTTACTAAGTCGTTATATTTTTTCCCGTCGTATATTTCAAAATCAAGGCTCATAAGACTATTTTAAAATAAATAGCTAGCGAGAAAAAATATCAATTTCAGTACCTTTCTCTAAATAATCATTGAGCATCTCCTTATAAACTTCCTTTAACACCTTTATTACCTTAGTAATCACTGGTGTAGGTGCGTCAGTAATCTCCTTTATGTATATAAAAAGTGCTTTCTTATTGAATATGTCAATATTTTCTCTCCGCTTAAATAACTCTAAAATAGCATCTCCAACCCGAGCTTCTTGTGGTTTTGTAAATAATTCTAAAAGATCTCTATCTATACGTGCGATAAACAAGTTGATAAACGTTACCTCTTCTAACAGTCCCGTGTCGTTCTTTAAAAGCTCGTTAGTAATTGTCTTATCAGTATCTACATCGTCTACCGCTGCTCTACCTTTCAGCCTTTTATAGTTGTTGTTGTTATATACAATAAGATACCTTTTTGCAATAGTTCCAAAGTACGAATAAGCCTTGCCTTTGGTTTGATCATACAAGTGTAATTTCTCAAGAAGAAAAGCAATTACTTCGTGCTTGAGTTCATTAATATTACTAACTTCGGTGTAATAGAACTTAAACGTATGTATAATATTCTCTGCAAGTTTGTAGAAAGCAAAATATATTCTCTCATTAAAGATCTTATCTCTAATAGCCTGTACCTTCTCTTCTCTGTAATCTAGAATAGCTTGCTGAGTATCTAAAGTAAAATAGTCTATAGATTTTTTAGGTCTTCTCTTCCTGACCTTACCGTCTTTTGTAAGCGCAACTTCTAATTCCTCTACCTTAAAAATATCTTCTACCATTACCTTCTATTAAATTGATTTAGCGCTTCTTGAATTGCTTTTAGATTTTGAAAAACTGTTTGAAGTTCTTTATCACTCTCAAGCCATATTTTATCATCTAAGTTTTTTAAAGCTCTATCAGACTCTCCTATTAAGGATTGTAGCCCTGATATAAAACTAGCTTGATTTATTACAGTAGTTTCTAACTTTTCATTCTTACGGTACAGGTTAAAAATAACCCAACCTACTACAGTAGATGCCCATAAGGCGATCATTATCCATCCAAATACCATACTACAGTCCTTTTAGTGCGTTTAATAATCCGGGATTATTCTTACCAATATTGGTTAGTTTTTTAGCTTCAGCTTGTTGTTTATATTGAGTAGGAGTAGCAGGCTTTACTTCTTTTGGCTTAACAGCACCTACCTTATTGATCCACTCTTTCTCCCACTCTACCCTCGCGGCTATTATATCAGCTTGATGTAATATCAAAGGTAATGAGGTCCTTAATTTTGATTCACTATGACTAGAGATAAGATATGCTTTATTCCCTTCGTCGTAGAGTCCATCGTGAGTTTTAATAGCAATAAACTCATTAATAGACATCAGAATTCCATTAGCTTGTAATGTATATAAGGAACTATCTTGAATTAGAATAAAAGGAAGTTCTACATTAGGCTTATAGTTTGCACCTTGGTTCTTAACGTGCCATTCGGAGTCGTTAGGTATATATGCGGGTTTTCCGTCAAATCCTAATTTCCCTAAGTCGTGATTAATTGCCGAGAATACTAATTCCTCTTCCGTGAAGTTGATAGTCGCTCCCATTTCTTCCCATAAGCTTCGAACTTTCAAAGCCGCTTCTACAACTCTAATAACATGGTCTACATAACCGCCCGGAAAGGAGTTATGATACGATGCTCTAGAAGAAGCCGGGGCTAGTGCTAGATTTTCTTCTTGTTGCTGGTACAGAGCTAGTAGTTTAGAAGCTCTAGGCTCTGGAATATACTCCTCGATTATTGAGTAAAATCGCTGTAGATTAGTTTGAATTTGTTCTGCTGATAACATACTTTTAGGTTTATCTAACTAATATATTACCTTTTGAGAAGAATAGCAACTAAATCTTAGAAAGATTCTTGTTCGGTATTAACTAACGTCTGTACTTCTTGGATCTTTTCCCTTAATGATTCTACAACTTGTTGAAATTGCTCTCTTGTAAAATTCTGAGATAAAAGGGAATTTAACCTACTTACAGAGTTGTCTAGAGCCTCTAACTTGTTCGTAATCAGTGTTTTGTAACGCATATTAATATACTATTTTTTTAATGTAGTTTACCATGTCTTTAGAATCTAAACATCCTTTCTTGATTAACTTTCCAGTAGCTACTTCATTTAAACTCTCGTAAGTCTCGCCCCTATAAATATAATAGCTAATTCTTGAAGCTTCTACAATAACGATTGGGTATTCCTCAACTCCTAAAAAATCTTCTAGCTTATCGGCTAAAGAACCATTCTTATCGGCATCTAGTAGAGAAAATGTAATATCGGATTTTTCTAACTCTTCTACTAACACCTTGCAGTGACTACACCCACGTAGCCCCAGAACCCTTACTTTTACCATACTTTTTTCTTTTCTTTTTTTCTTTTCTTTTCTTTTTTCGATTTCTTAATAAAAGAGAAATCTTTTGATTTAAAAGAAGTTAAGGATTTTTTTTCACATTTCCAACTTCCTACATCTAATGTCCGAAATTAATCATCATATCCAGGATCTGCTGACTTAGTTATAGTCGCCCACCCTACAGTTTCGTTTGCGTTACTTTTATCTGAATCTACAGGTACTTCTGGTAAATCTTCGCTATCCTGAAGATCGGTATTAAGGGCAGCAACCATTTTTTTAGTTAATTGATTATGAACCTCTTCTCCAAACCTATCTTCAATTTGGTTACGGTCTCTCATATCGTATACCTTACCCCCGCACATAAACGCTAATACATTCTCTAACTTAAAATTCCTAAAGCTACTTTTAGCTGCTAAGCTAGGATCGTTAGTAGAATTGAGAGCTTTAATGTAAGCATTTACGTCGTAAACATTCATTAAATTATGAGTACTACGCATACTTAACTGCGCATCAGATTTAGGTTTATCACTAGGAACGTAAGCAGCTAAACTTCTACGAAATGCCATATGTCTGACAGTACCGTCTTTCTTTACAAAAGCAACACTAGTTGTAACATTACGTCCGTAGTTAGTTTTAACACATTCCGGTAGATCTGCAAATGTAAGACCTCCCTCTACCTCTTCTGCTACAACATCCATACTTGCATTATCTACCCAATCTCCATTCTCATCATCTTGTTTTTGCATAGCCATATCAGCAGCAGCTTGCGGAGCTCCTAGAGCAGCAGGATTTATTTCGTCTAGATCTCCTCTATTCTGTATCTGGTCAGTACCACCAGACACATCACTAAAATTAGTAGCTTCCTTTAGAACTTTAGAATACATTCCAGCCTTATTGCTGATAAGCCAATTTTTTAAATTAAAATCTTTCATCTTAGCGTAAATAACTTTTAATAAATTCCTCAATGTCGCTTTGTGCAAAACCAGTTTGTCTTAGTCTAGAAGCCATTTTTTTAATATCTTCCAATGTCTGAAACTCTCTACCTATTAAAGATTGATGTATCTTGTTTAATTCTTCTGATTCAAATATACCGCTTGGATCATCAAAAGACCATGGATAACCGTTGTTATAACGTTGAGAAGTATTTGTATTTTCAGGATGTTCAGAAGTATCTAAAGGACCTTTACCTTCAATAGTACCTGGTTTACTCCCAACTACGTTGTAGGGATTAGGATGCAGATTGATCTGGTCACGAGATCCGCGATAAAGAAAATTCTTCATTTTAGACCTTTCACTAGGTTGAAGATCTTCTAGTAAGTTAGAAAGCTTAATCATACTAATAAATAGGAACACCCTCTATTTAAGAGGGTGCTTGTTATATCTTAAGCTTTAGTACTAACTACTTTACAGTTAATTCAAATATTACTATAGAAAGTAAAAACACAATTATTCCCCATAAAGTACCTTTAGTAAAGCCTACTACTCCTTTGGTTGAAAAATTTAACAGTAAGTCAAAAAGTTTATACATAAGTTATTTTTTATATAAATAGACTTTACCGGAAAGATCAATTAAGATAGCACTCATATTCTCTACCCAATCTCCAGAATTTAAGTACCTCTTACCGTCTATAACCCTATCTTCTGGTTGGTGTATGTGACCGCATATAACCCCATCACACCCTTGCTTTTCAGCAATTCTTAAAGCTGTTATTTCAAAATCATTTATATAATTAACCGCCGTCTTTACGCTAGTTTTTATTTTCTGAGATATAGATTGATAAGGTAATTTCCTCCATTTCCTATAACTGTTATAGTACCTGTTTACCCATAAAGCAAGATCGTATCCTATTGATCCGAGTTTTGATAGCCAGCTATACTTTGTAATAAAGATATCTATTATATCTCCGTGAAATACATAGTAACACCTTTGCTTCCAGTTATCATATTCTACATGCTCTAGATACTGTATTTTGTAGCTCTCTCTTACTTCTATTCCTCCAAAATGACTTCCTATAAACTCCTGTATAAATTCATCATGATTACCTCTTATCCAGATTATCCTAGTCTTATTCGATAATTGGAGTAATTTAGCAATTACTTTAGTGTGCTTCTTCTTCCACTTATTACCTCTATTCAAAGCCCAGCCGTCAATGATATCTCCATTAAGTATTAACACTTCTGTCGAATGGCTTTCAATAAATTCTATAAATTCTTCTGCTTTACTATCCTTTGTTCCTAAGTGTAAATCAGATACTATAATTGCCTTATAAGTAGTCATTTCCAGTAGTTATGATCTTCTTCAAAAAACTCAGAGTTATTTCTATTTATATAACTTTTAATCATTATGGATATAATATACTGAATACCTTTTCTTCTAAACCTTCTTGCGCTCGTCCAGACATTACTTGCTTTTAAAATCAGAAACTTATCTTTACTGCATTTAGAAGAAATCCAATAATCTTCTGCAAACTTTTGAGTCTTTACATAACCCCCTACATTCCAATACTCTTGTGTATTCCATAGTTGAAATCCGCCAATTGCAAACGGAGTCCCCATCGCCCAACATATCCGTTGTACAATGTCAAATAACCTAAACGCCCAATTCCATCCACGTTCAGTCTTGAAAGGAACTGTTAGTAGATGTTTCTGAAACGCAAAGATATGTCGATATGCTTTAATTAAAATACCTTTTTCTTTTAATAGTATATCTGCATCCAAAAATAAAACATACGGAGTAATTACCTGCTTACTACCTTCTAAACGAGCTTCAGCTGGAAAACCTCCGGTAATTATTTGAACCCTTAATTTATCTGAAAAATCTACCGTGCACTTGTGTAACCAGTTTAACGATTCTATATCGTCGGAAGAATCCGCTATAATAACTAAAACTCCGTCTATAAACTTTTGCTTATATATAAAACGTAAACAATCGTATATATTTATACTTTCGTTTTTACAAGGAATTACTATTGTTAGTTGATTACTTAACACAGTTATAAATAAGAAACTCTTACTGGTAGGCTAGGAAGTTTACTCTTTACCGCTTATTAGGATATTTAATCGATCTTTAGTATAAACTTAACCTATGTTCATTGCATCGGTATCACCAGAAGGAGTTCCCATAGCGTAATCGGAATCTTCTTCTAGGTCATCAAATCGCTCATCGTAACTATCGTCCGTTTCAGCTTCTGCATCTGAGAGATCTATTAAATTTTCTATTCTCCTAGAGAGTGCCGAATCTGTATTGAGAGTTTGTTCTACATTAAGAATTTCACTACGGTCGGTTACAGGTACGTATTCATCTCCTTGGGCTACTCCTAATTCATCTACTTCTACTGTTTGATCGTAGTCGTATATTCCATCTTCTTGATCCCAGTTAAAAGCATAGTTAATTTGTAATTTAGCAATATACTCTTTACCGTTCAGATCAAATTCGAAATCCGGAATAGAATCATGACCTCCATAGGAAGGAGCTTTAGCTTCTTGTTTAATGCCGGCTATTTCTTGAAAACGTTTAACTTCGTTTAATAATTGCTTATTTTTCATATCTATAAAGTTGTGGTTGTAGTGGTTGTACTAGTCGTGATTGGAGACGCAGTAGATCTTAAAGAACCTCCTGGAATGACTCCATTGTTAGTAGCTTCAAAACCAGTAAACGTAGAGAGGGAGCCTGCTTTTTCTTCAAACAGAGAAGTTTGATAACTACTGTTTAAAGGATTCTGCGTTGCAGGAGTCCCTAATCTAGAAGTTTTACTAAGTAATGACATTAAACTAAGCTTGTAGACCTTTTAGAAACTCTTTGGCCTGTTCAATACTCATCATTAAGTTTCCTTCCCTGTTCATGCTACGACCAAGATCATCATCGGTGTCAGCACGATCATGCATATAATCGTGTAGATCGGCTAGTAGATCAAGGACTTCATCCATGCTATTCATGCTATGATGGTATTCAAGTAAAATACCAGCTGTTTTCATAAGCTGTTTACGCTCGGTAAGTAAATTCTTTGCTTTCACTTCGTTTGAATTTATAATAAATATCACCTACTACGAACTTGACGCAATAAAAATAGAATAGCTTGTTGAATCCCGTTCGCGTTCTTGCTATATATAGCGTTTAGTACTTTCGTCTGTCCACGAGCCATATCAATACCTTTGCTATATTCTACCGGTGATATAACGCCTTCATCCGATAATTTCTCCAATTCACGAACAATAATATCCACGAACGATAGTTCGCGATTTGGATTCCACGGACTCGATATCATCATACCTGTCTCGGGTAGAGGCTTCTTATTTTTCTTCATCAGACCTATTCTCTTTGAGTTTCTCAAGGTTTTCTTTAAGATCTAAACCCTTCCATTGATCGTACATTACCTCAAGAGGATGCAATTGATATGCAGGGATAGAGTTATCGGTGTAATACGTGACATCCTCCCATCCTGCCCAGCCTGGTGTAAGACAGGGAGTAAGAGTAAAAGCTATAGCCTTCTTACATAGATGGGGATCGCCTGAGGTAAGAGGTATGTAATGTATAGACTCCTCTGGGGTGATACGAATCATGGTCCTTTGAAATTTAGATATATAAACTACTTCTCGTACTGCTCCAACCTTTTTTCAAGGGAAGCATTAAGAAGAAATCCACTATAACAACTTAAAATCCATATAGACGTAATGAGGGGCGATATGTAATCCGTATTCATATAATAACTAGAAACGGTCTTCGCTACCCCGGCAATAAGACTAAAAATGAGAACGATGTGGTTGAGTACTTTCATATTGATTTATTTATATATATTATAATACGGTACAAAAATTTTTCCGCGACGTTTTCTTCATATACATACCCAAAGGTAGGAAAGTTATCTCACACTTCCAACTCTTTTATACGTACGGTACCGGGATTTAAAATGATTAGTGTTCTGGAAATAAGCATAAGTCATATAGTAAGACCCTACTCCTTGGACACAACAATGTATTCTATCCGAAAACACCCTCGTTATGGTGTGATGCATTCCGTTATGAATAAACGTATACCCCACCTCTACACAATTTCTAACACTATTATCACTCCACATGAATATATATTAATTGGTTTATGAGAATTTTGCCCGGGTGAGTATCGCCGCTCAGGCTCACCTATATCGCTAGTACCCCGTTATTAGATGTAATTACGGTGTGGTTAGGATGGTGTCAGTTGAGGGCACCTGCGTGCAACTGTCCTCGACTGCGACCAAAGGTAGGCGACCATATTTCAGGCCGCCAACTTTTTATCCAACTTTGTAAGCCCTCTTCACTAGAGCCTTACCGCTAGTAGTAAGTCCCACTACCGTACCGTCTATTACCGTAGAAGTATCATTACCTATTACGATAAGGTAGGTACCTTGGTTAAACTTCTGGACAAAGGTAGATACCCTTAGTAGTCTTTGTTTGACCTCTCCATATACTTTGTATTGGGTTGTCATACCTTCAGTCACTTCAGTAGCAACCTTTCCATTGATTGAGTCTTGGGTAGTGATCATGTCCAGGAAGCTCGTTAGGTTGTTGGCCGTTAGCTTCTCTCTTACTAACTCATGAGCCACTCCTTCATTAAGGTCGAAGGCCGTGGCTAGGGCATTGATGTAGTTGTTTGTCATAACTCTTATTTTAGATTACTGATTACTTGGTTGAAACTATTCTTAATACCATGCTCATTAGTCCAGAGGCTCATCATATCATTAGCTCCGTCTTTAGGCTTGATAGCTAACCTGCCTACCTTAAACTCTTTCATCCATTCTTGAAAGGATGTATCGGCGAATATCTCTAGACGTTCTTGTTCTATTTGTTCGAGTCTTTCTATTGATGTTGTGAGCATACGATTTGATTAATTACGTTATGGATAAATACTTCCGATCGGACTACCAAATAAAAGAGGCCGGACATTACTCCGGCTCTCTCGTTATTCGTCTTAGGCGTACTGCATACCTAGTTCCCAGATCTGCTGATTGAGCTGAATATCCTTTTGAATATTCTTGATTGACTTAGCCCTACGCAGTTTATTCTTCTTATTAGTAATATGGTACCCGCCTTGAAGGACACTCTCTTGAACTCTATTCAGAACCGTCCAAAGACTATCGCCTTGATCTTCTTTCCTTCTCGGGGCAAGGAACTCAGCCAACTCTTCTTCAGTCATCATTCTGTCTTGATAGGACCTAAGAGCGAAAGCTTTCTGAGCGAACTCTCTCTGGGCTTCCTTTGACATGATAATCTGATTGAATTGATTGATACGTCCTACAAGGTCAGGCAGACGCTCTACGGCTTGATTGAGAGTAATCTGAAGCTCTTCGAAAGAGTATCCGCTATGACGGATATTGAAGCCGCCCATATCCTTATCCTTGATGATAAGACCATTAGAGCATACTAGACGAAAGATACCTAACTCGAATTTAAAGCTACCCATACCCGTATGATTATTCATCACAACGATATTGATATAGGACTCGATGTTTCCGTCTTGGTCTCTGATAAAGACTTCTGGATTGAAAAACTTGATAACATGATTACCAAACTCTTGGTTAATAGTATTACGGTAGCGATTAGCTTTAGCCGTAGATACTTTCCATCCGAGCCTATCCATATCTTCGATGATACGAGAGGTAGGCAGGAAAGAATACTTCTTAGACACTCCGGGCTTAGGAGCTGGAGCAAAGGCTTGAGGAGCGTTCTCTTGGATCTCTTGAAGAGTCAGAGCTGTCATTTCTAATGAATTTTTCATAACTTTTATTTTTTGATTTGCACTAAAGATAGAAAGAAGCCTCCGAAGAGGCAACTCTTTTTTAGGATAATTCTATTCGATTAAAAAGATCGAAAACATGAACCCTAACCTTGTACAATCCTTCGATGTCAATAACTGAACCATAAGGCAGATCATTAACGAAATGAAGCCTCTCGAGGTCATGCATTACCCTAGCTGCTGAACTAGGATAGCTGATCCCGTATTCTTCAAGTCTCTCTAACAGCTCAGGCTTGGCTCTTTCTAACAGTGTCAATACTTTCATAACTATTATTTTTTGATTTGCACTAAAGATAGGCAATCACTTCCACGGTGGCAACTTTTTCTTAAACTTTTTTCGAAAAAAATCTTGGCGCATCCTCCGTCTGATCTCTCCACCCTTTTCATCGGGCGCCTGTCTCTTGTGACGGCCTAAAGATAAGAAGAAGGCCCCGAAGGGCCAACTTTATTCTTCCGTAAATTTTACAGTCGCTGTAATGCAGTACTGTCCTCCTTTCTTTCCTATGAAGCCTGGAGAGCAAGGGCAGGAGCATCCGCATTTTTGTCTCCAACCCCATTCTTCGTTATGCACAATTTCGTAGACTTCAGGATTGACTTCTTTTAGCTTTCCAATAATGGCTGGAATTAATTCTTCCTTCCAGACCTTAGATGGACGGTTGTGACGGTTAAAGAGATTATCCATTACAGATTCTCCGTCAGGCCAAATAAAGAGTTTGTTAGAGGCTTTATAAGGTTCGTTTTTCCTTGAACGATAAGGCTCATACTCGGCCTTCAGATTAGCGATTTCGAATTTCATAACTTTGATTTTTTGATTTGCACTAAAGATAGAAAGAAGGCCCCGAAGGGCCAACTTTTTTATTTCCTCTTCTTTATTGCCTCCTCTATTTCCTTCCCCTCGGCTAGAGTCTCTCTCATTCCGATTATCACGTTTTCGATCTGAGGATCATTCTTTGTCTTGTTTGCCTCTACTAGGTAGTTTAAGAACGCTCTCATACTTCCTTCGTAGTAACCTGCTAATCCTGACATACTTGTAATCATATCTTTGATTTTTTATTTACACTAAAGATAGTTACTCTATTCCTAACTGGCAACTTTATTTTAAAAAAAGTTTAGATTAAAATGCCTTAATCATAAGTTTTTTGAATACTCTATCTGCCCTCTCTCTATACGGCTCCTCATTATGGTACAAACGTCTAAACGTCTCTCTCCCGTGTATTACCGTTGTATGATCCCTTCCTCCTAGTAATTGACCTATCTCTACCAGAGACCAACCCAGTTTAATATTCATGATATAACAAAAGATCATACGTGGGTCTACATTCCTTCTAGCCCTACTCAACGACGCCATGAACTCATCCGTAACGTCGTATTCGTCTATAATGGCCTGGATAACGTCTTTGTACGTTAATCTCCTGACATTATCTAAACTCTTACTGCCGTAACACCTATTACCGAACTCCCAAATAGACTCTAATAGCTCCGGAGATGATACGTCTTTGTACTCAATCTTAAATGATTCTAAATCTAATAATTTGAATTCTACCATAACTTTGATTTGTGCTGAAGATAAAGAAAAGGCCCCGAAGGGCCAACTCTTTGTTTAAGCATGCTTAGCTGCTAGAGCTCTATACTGTTCCATTTCTTCCTCTGTCATCTTATTGAACAGGTCAAAAATCTGGCATTCTTTTTCGTAAGCTTCTTCGAAGCGAGTTTCATCTTTTTCAATAGCAAGTACTTCGAGAAGGAGGCTGTAGGTAGTAGTAACAATGTTTGTCATATCTTTTGATTTGTACTAAAGATAGATACTTATTTCCATTCTAGCAACTTTTTTTTATTTTTTTATAAAGACCTATAAACAACTTCCGTCCGATCCCTCCACCCTTTTTATTGGGCGCCTGTCCTGGTGACGTCCTAAAGGTACGAACTAGTTTCCGAATCGGCAACTTTATTTTTAAATAAAAAAAGGGCCTGATGTAGAAACATCGGCCCGTCAAAAATCAAAAGTGTATGAAACTTATGCAGTGGCTGCTGTGAGCCTTTGCAAATTCGTTTGCCTGTCTTTAACAAGACGATAGGCTTTGTTTACGATTGATTCGTTGTTACGAAGTCCACGAAGGGTCATAGATACCATTGCTTGAGTAAAGCCAGTCTCAGTGGCGATACGGGTAATGTCTCCATGTCGTTTAGCTTCTGTAAAAGCAACGATCTTGTAAACTGGATTGAGTTTTTGAAATGCCATAACTATATATTTTTGGTTATAATTAAATGTAAGAATTATTTTTCAAATAACCAACTATCCTAGAAAGTTTTTGGCATGAAAGATCAATGGACGATTTTGTCGAGTTCTATGGACGTATACGGAAGAAACTAATCGATAAATACTCTCATAATTAATATCCTGATCAACGTATCTCTTTTCAAATAACTGACTCAGTAGTATTTCTAATTCTACGGTATCTAGCACTTGTATTTTTAATCTCTCTGTAAGATAGTCTTCACGGGTACGGAATTGTAATTGCATAGGAGATTTTTAAGCGAGTCCGATATTCTCCAAGAAACTTTCTAACATATCTTCATCGGAAGGAAAATAACCTACAACTTCGAAATATCCATTTCCCAAAGCTTGTACCAATTTTGAAAAGGAATGAAAGCTATCTATGACGGCGATAAGAGCCCCCAGATTCCCAAAATGCTCCCTATATTCTTCTGTTCCTAAGTCCCCTCTGCGGTCAAGATAAACTTCAATTGCGACTTCAATTAAATGCTGCTTTGCGTTTGCTAAAAGATTTTTCATAACTTTGATTTTTTATTTACACTAAAGGTAAATACTATTTTTCACTTACGCAACTTTTTTTAAATTTCTTCTTCTATTAAAACAACGGACCGGTTTACTGAATTGATTAGTTTAACCCTTTCGTAAACTTCCTGTGCTTCGAATATATCAGTGGTTAGAGTTTCGGGAATTAATTCTCCATCTAGAGTAACGTAGTACTCAATTCTGCCGGACAGTTTATATTCTTTAACGAGTTTGATCTTCATAACTTTGATTTT